TTTAAAGGCGTTTGAGAGTGATGGAATAAAAGGTATTGAAGATACTGTAAAAACGCAAATGAAAGAGTTTGCTAAGGTTATAGAGGCTGTTAATCAGATGGTTATACAAGACTTTGGACAAGCAACCTTTGACCAATTGAAAAACGAGGCAACAGACTTAGAGATTAAGATATTTAAAGAATTGTTTAATGTCTTTGCTAAGAATGTGCAAGGGTGGATTAAAAACAATGTCGCTCAAAAAGTTGTTTTGGTATCTGATACAACAGTTAAATTACTAAAAAACATTGTTGATATTGGCCAGGAAAACGGCGAAAGCATACCGCAAATTGCACAGCGAATTGACGAATTATACTTAGATCAAATAATTCCTAATCGTTCAACAGTAATAGCACGAACTGAGGTTATTAGCTCAAGTAATGCGGGTAATCATTTTTCAGCAGAACAAACAGGGCTAGACCTTCAAAAAGAATGGGTTAGTACAAAAGACGATAGGACAAGGGATGCACATGAAGAAGTAAACGGGCAAATTCGAGATATGAACAAGCCTTATGATGTTATGGGAGAGCCTTTACAATTCCCAGGTGATCCAAACGGAAGCGCTAAGAATATCATTCAATGCAGATGTACGGAAATTTATAAGGTGAAGAAATAGCGAATTTTTTAGTTATAGTTATCTACTAAACTATTCTTTATAATTAAGGGAGGTTTTACCATATGGAAAATTTAGAGTTGAAAAATTTTAAATTTGAAATAAAAGCCAAAGACAATGGAACGTTTGAAGGTTACGGAAGTGTTTTTGGAAACATTGATTCTCATAAAGATATTGTTGAGCCAGGAGCGTTTAAGAAAACTCTTAAAGAAGCAGGCGACAGAGTTAAATTCTTATGGCAACATGACCCTTGGCAACCAATTGGAAAACCAACAGACATGGCCGAAGATTCAAAAGGACTTCATGTTAAAGGAGTTATTGCGCCTACTCAATTGGGTAAAGATGCGTTAATCCTTATGAAAGAAGGAATTTTGGATGAGCTTTCTATTGGTTACAACACCGTTAAGGAAGAATGGGACAATAACACAGGGATTAGACGAATTAAAGAGGTTAAATTGTGGGAGATTTCCCTAGTAACTTTTGCGAGTAATCCATTAGCAACCGTAACAAACGTTAAAAATTTACAAGGTATCGAGCGCTTAGCAACAGCTTTACAAGAAGAATTTAAAGCGGGAAAAATGCTAAGTGATAAAAATAAGCAAATTGTATTAGATGCGATTACCGCATTACAAACACTTGTAGATGCCTCAGAAGGACAAAAAGCTGAGCCGTTTACTAACACTCACATTGTCAAGAAAGAGGATCAGCAAGCCGTTTTAGAAATACAGAGCATTATTGCAGAAATGCAAAAATACACAAAAAATAGGGGGTAAGAATTATGGAACTTAAAGACTTACAAGCTCAATTGCTTAATAACTTTAATGAGTTAAAAGCAATGGGCGAACGCCAAGATGCAGAAATTAAACAGTTTGGATCGGTTTCTCAAGAAACAAAAAATTCATTAGATGCTATTAACTTAGCAATGAATGAAGTAAAGGGACGTATTGATGCAATGGAGGCGAAAGCAAACCGCACGCCTGCATTAAATGAAAAAGGCTTAACAAAAGAGCAACAAGAACAAAAAGATGCTTTCTTCAAATTCATTCGTGAAGGTAAAGAAAACATGACACAAGAAGAAAGAAAAGCATTAGTACAAGATTCTACAGGTGATATTCTTGTTACGGCTGATCTTGACCAAACTATCTATCGTGCGTTACCACAATTAAATGTATTACGTTCACTAGCTAGTGTTCGTACTACTAAATCGGATCGTATCCGCAGAATTAACATGAATGAATTAACAATGGGTTGGGGTAAAATTGAAATTCAAACTAACCCAAAACTAGCTTCATTCGAAAGCTCATTAACACCATCTGAAACTTACGCATACGTAGAGGATGCTTATGGTTTAACAAAAATTGGTGAAGATGAACTAGACGATTCTGACATTAACTTACAAGCATATTTAGCTGATTCATTCACAACAGCATATGCAAACCTTGAGGAATTAGCATTCTTAAAAGGAACAGGACACGCAAACACGCAACCCGAAGGAATCTTAAACGGATCAACAGTTACACGATTCAATACAGGAGCGGTTGGAACATTAACAGCAGACGATTTAATTAAAGTTGCTTATGAAGTTCCTGCAATTGCCCGCAAAAATGGTGTATATCTTGTTAACCCTAAAATCGAGATGGCTATGCGCCTAATGAAAGACAGCCAAGGCCAATACTTATGGCAACCTTCATTACAAGCGGGAGCGCCTTCAGTATTTAACGGTAAAACAGTTTATAACGTTGAGCCTATGGATGCGACTGTCGCAACTAATAACCTTGTGGCGGTATTTGGTGACGTTAACCAAGCGTACCAAATTATTGACCGTCAAGAGGGCTTTATTACACGTATCAACGAGTTATACATCAATGACGGCTTAATCGGTTTCCGATACAAGCGCCGAGTTGGTGGATACGTTAAGAAAGCGAACGCTTTACGAGTTCTTAAAGTACAATAATAAGTTTATAAAGCCTTGGAGCAATCCAGGGCTTTTTTAAAAGAAAGAAGGTGTAAGAATGGAAACGAAAGCATTATTTACAGTTCTAGTTGCTTTTACAAATGGCGATAAAACATATAACGCAGGTGAACAAGACGAAGTAAGAGAAGATTATGCGAAGTCTTGGGAGCAAGCGGGCTATGTTAAAGTAGAAACCGAACAAAAAGAATTATCAACTCTTGAATATACGGAATTAAAAGCATTAGCGAAAGAAAAAGGAATTAAAGGTTATACAACTATGAGCCGAGATAAATTAATTGAGGTTTTAAAGGAGGCTTAAAACATGGCCTTACAAATTACGATTACAGGAAACGAATTAACCGATTATTTACGAGTTGATCCTGGTAATGATGCAACAACTATTAATATGTTGTTAGGAAGTGCAAAAGACGAGGCATTAAATTTCCTCAATACCGACTTTTCGAAAGTTACAACAATTGTTGATAATGCAGACGGTACAATTACAACAACGGTTGAAGATAAGTTATTAAATACAGTAACGGTTACAACAACTAGCGGAAGTAATAACGGTACTACTACAACAACAATAACGGATCAAGAAAGCCCTGCTCAAGTGAAATTATGGGTATTCGATAGAGTAGCCGAGTTATACGAGAATAGAGGCGTTAAAATTAACCCTAATTTTGATGTAATACAACCTTTAAGGGTTTACCCTTTTAAGGGGGTTTAATATGAATATAGGGCAATTAAACAAGAAAATAACAATACAACAAAAAGTAAAAGTTGCCGATAGTGGCGGGGGTTACTCTAAAACGTGGCAAGATTTAGCGACAACGTGGGCGAATATAAAGCCTATTAAGTCTGAAACAGTTGTAAGAGCCGAAAAGAAACAAGTAGATCAAACGCATATAGTAACAATTCGTTATAGAACGGATGTTCAAGCATATATGAGAGTTTCATATAAAGGGCGGTATTTTTATATACTCAGTACCCTAAATACAGACGAACAAAACAAACAAATTGAAATGTATTGTATAGAGGGTGAAATTGATGATTAAAGTTGATGTAAAAGTTAACGGACTCAATAAAGCCCTTCAAAATATAGATCAGTTTAATTTGAAAGTTCAAAAGGCTGTTAAAGATGTTGTAAACGAATCAGCTTTAAATGTTCAAGCAGGAGCGAAACAGCGTTCACCTGTAGATACAGGGCGCTTACGAGCTTCAATAGCGATCGAACCACAAACCCAAACGCCTTATGTTGTAAGGGTTGGAACTAACGTTCAATATGCAGAGGCGATTGAATTTGGCACAGCCCCAAGAGTAATTACGCCTACTAACAAAAAAGCGTTGTTTTGGAAAGGCGCTTCATATCCTGTTAAAAAGGTTAACCATCCAGGAACAAAGGCAAAGCCTTTTTTATTTCCTGCATGGGAAGAAGAAAGACCGCAATTCCTAATTAAATTAGGGGAGGCGTTAAAAAATGTCTGAGGTAAAGAGTTCTTTATGGGCTTTGCAAGAGGCCATTTATGATCGTTTTAAAAACGATTCATCAATAACAGTTGGTGTATATGACGAAGTAGACGAAACAGCAACCTTACCCTATATAACGATAGGTGAGGATACTGTAACGAACTTTTCTACTAAAGATTATACAGGCGAAAATACAACAGCAACTTTACATTGTTTTAGTAATTACGAGGGCAAGAAAGAAGCTAAACAATTATTAG